CTAGCAGTTGCTGCCGGAGGCAAGAGCCGCGGCCCGCCCGGTGCCAAGGGGCGGGTCGACCAATCTCATCGCCCGATTCCGCTGGCCTTGTCCGACTCTGAGCCCCAGGAAATCCACTATCCGGCCCGTCTGGCCGTCCGGATCGGCCATCAGATCCGGGTAGGAAACCGTCAGTAGCCGCCCCTCCGGCACCCGCGCCAGCCCTTCCAGCTTCGCATCCCACAGCGCTCGCTGGAGCCCCTCGCACTGCTCGGGCGTCGCGCGGAGCCAGCCGCGGGCCTTGGCCGAGCGGTCCACGAGGGAGCGGATGGACTCCTCGATCGGGCGGTCGATGTGGATGAAGCGGCTCTCGGGCTCGAGCTCCAGCAGCAGGTCGATCATGAAGCAGAGGTGCGGGTACTTGCCGCCCATGATCGTGCCGCGCCAGGCGGCCTCGCGCTGGCGGGCGTCGATCCACTCGCGGAGGCGCCGGCGCGTCGTCTCGACAGGCACAGCGCGCTCGATCGACGGGAACGGGTACGCCTGCTCGCAGATCATCGCCAGGCCGTGGGCCTCGAAGCCGCCGGTGCCGCGACCCCCACGATTCTCGTATCCGATGAGTCGGTTGCCCATGTGCACGCCCAGGCGGTGGAGGATGCCGGCGGTGACGGACGAGCCGGAGCGGTGCAGGCCGACGACCCACACGGGCGGGCGGTGGACCTGCCGCGGCCCCTTGCCCCAGCCGTTCCAGAAGCGGTCCTGGGTGACGCGGCCTGAGATGTCGCTCGGCCCGCCGGCCTGGCCGACGATCCAGGTCGCCGGCGCGTAGACCTTGTGCCTTCCCGAGGCGTGGAGTAGCTCCATCCGGTGGTCCACGTGGTGGCGCGGCGAGCGGGCGTGCGCCGGCCAGTCGCAGAGGTGCTGGTAGAGGACGCGGATGAACGGGCCGCGGACGGCGTAGGCCTGGGTGCGGTTGACCATGAACGGGCGGACGACGTCCTCGTTGACCTTCTCTGGCTGGCGGACGCGCAGGCCCCGGTGCTGGCCGCCGAGGTAGACCTGCACCCAGTCCGATGGCAGCGCGCGAAGGAAGCGGGCCGCCCGCTCGGTGAAGTCCGGCGGGAAGAGGGCGTCGTCCTCTAGGACCAGCAGCGCGCCGCCACGCCGGTCGAGTCCATCGGTCAGGGCCTGCTCGAGGATGCGGATGTGGCTGAGCATGCACCCCCAGGCCCCGCCGCCCTGTCGCCACCACGCGGGCGGACGCACAGCGCGACCGTCGATGGCCGGGAATCGGTGGACGCCGCGGATGGGGCAGTTGCGCTTGAACGCCTCCCAGCGCTCGGGCCGCCGGTCGAGGTTGATGCACAGGGCGCAGACCTCGGCGCCGTCCGCCGACTGCGAGAACAGCCTCAGGGTCTCGTCGGCCAGCCTGGATGCGGGAGCCGCATCCTTCTTTATGGGCGCGGCGACGGGCCGTTCGATCCGTTCGGCGAATGGCGGGGGCGGGAAGATGGTCGCGGCGGTAGTCATAGCTGCGTGGCGAGCCACTCCCGGAACGGCGGCGGCACGTGCGGCACGCCGACGAGGCGGAAGAAGTGCTCCTCTGTCGGGGTCGGTACGGGAGTGCCGTCGAGCGTGTAGAGCCCGATGAATGGGACGTGCTCGGGCTGGATGTCGGGTAGGTCGCCCACGCCCTCGGAGGTGAAGTCGAACAGGTAACCCATCTCGCGAGCCTTGTCGCGCAGGACGCGGTTCAGCTCGTGCGGACCGGTCGAGAAGGCCAGGACGGCGCCGTAGGTCTCGGGCGTGGCGACGAACAAATCGGCCTCGCGCTTGGGGTGGCGCGGCCGCGTGCCCGGATTGGAGTGGAAGGTCCACGGGTCGTTGGTGACGATGAGCAGGTCGAGATCGGCGACTTCGGGCAGGCCGCGCCGCACCGAGCCGGTGATCTCCGCGTGCAGGACCCGCTCGTCGGCCATGAGCCGGTCGCGGGCGGCGAGAGCACGTTGGAGGATGTCGATCGTCTTCATGGTCATCCTCAGAAGGGAACAACGATCGCGCTGCTCGAGCCGGCGCTGGAACTCGATCCGGGCCCGCCGAAGGACGAGCCGCTGCTCTTGCTGCTGCTCCCGGCGCCGCCGCCGGAGCTCGATCCGCCGCCGCTGCCGGAGCTGGCCGCGTCGTTGTGGACCCACACGCCGTCGGCGAGGTAGACGTTGGTGCCGGGGACGTGCAGCGCGACTGTGCGCACCGTGCGATGGATGCGTTCGATGGAGACGATCTCCTCGTCGGCCAGGTCGTGGCGAACGAGGCGATCGCCGACGCGCAGGAGCTCGGCCGAGCAGAAGCCGGTGTCTCCATCGCGTCGGATCAGGAACGGATGCTCAAAGGTCGCCTTCACGCGACCGTTTATCAGGAAGAACCCCTCGTGCGTCCCGCGGCGCACATTGGCAATGCGTGATGCGCATGGGCGCGGAGCCGCGGCGCCGGTCACGCGCCACTGGTACTGCGCCTGCCACTCGGCGTCGCGCGCCAGGCCCGGAACATCCAGCGACTCGGCCGCATCGCCGGGCTCGAGACGCTCGATCGGGACGAGCCTGCCGTCGGCGAGGCGCACGAGCGTGCCGTAGAGGAAGCAGTTCCCGCCGCCACCGCCACCTCCGCTGGACCCGCCGGACCCTCCACCCGATCCGCTGGAGCCGCCCGATCCTCCTCCGGAACTCTCCGAACTCGACGGCTCCGACACCGAGGGCTCCGACATGCTGCTCTCGCTGAACGATCCGCTGGAGCTGCTCAGACAGGGCGGGTTGAGCTGCGGGTTGCCGATGCGGGCGATGACCCACGCGATCTCGGGATCGTCGCGCTGACCCTTGGGCTGGACCCAGAGCAGGTGAGCGGAGCCGGTGGTGCTGCTCTTGAGGATCATCGCAGCCTCCTCAGAACGGCACCGTCACGCCGCCGAACGGCACGGTGATGGCGGAACTCGAACCCGATGACGACGACGACGCGCTGCTGCTGCTGAACGACGAGCCGCTGGACTTGCCGGAGTCGGAGGCGCTCGACGAGCCCGACTCGGAGCTGGAACTGCTCGCCGAACCGGCGAACTGAGCGAGGTCGTTGTGCGCCCATATCCCGTCGGCGACGTAGGTGTTCGTGCCGGGGACGTGGATGGCGACAGTGGCAACGATGCCGTCGAAGCGGTCGATAGTGGCGATGGCCTCCTCGGTCAGATCGTGACGCAGCAGCACATCGCCCAGGCGCAGCATCTCCACGGAGCAGAAGCCCAACTCGTGGCCGCGGCGCACGAGTAGCGGGTGCTCGAACGTCGCCTTGATTCGGCCGTTGACGAGGTAGAAGCCTTCGTGCTCGCCTCGCGTGACGCTCGCGACCGCGGCGTCGCAGCGGTCGAGTTTCGCATCGCCGGCATCGGTGCGCCACAGATACTGCGCGCGGTCTGGTGCGTCGGGATCGAGCCCGGGCACGTGCAGCGATGCCACACGATCGCCCGGGCGCAAGTCCTCGATGGGGACGAGCGCGCCGTCAGACAGGCGCACGAGCGTGCCTTCGAGGAAGCAGTTGTAGCCGGAGGAGCCGCTCCCACCGCCCGAGCCCCCGCCGGAACCACCACCACCTCCGCCCCCGCCACCTCCGCCTCCCCCTCCACCACCGCCCCCTCCTCCGCCTCCCCCGCCTCCGGACCCACCGCCCCCTCCGCCCGAACCGCCACCGGAGCCGGACCCGCCCGACCCGCTCCCTGATCCGCCGCCCCCTCCGCCGCCGCTGCCCCCGCTCCCGCCGCTGGAGCCGCCGCCGCCTCCTCCGCCACCGCCCGAGCTGCCAGCGTCAGGGTCGAGGTCGGCGAAGCGGTCGCACTCGTCGATCATGCGGACGCGCGCGGGACACACGCCGTCCACGCACCCGCGCCCGATCGCGTCCTTGGCGATCGGCTCGAGCAGCACGACGAAGCGACCGGTGTGCTTAGGCTTCGGCTCGACGCCGCGCAGCGCGACGCGCGCCGCGAACTCGTCGAAGTTCTCCTTCGGGAAGATGACGGGACCGCCGATGCCGAGGATGTCGAAGCGGTTCTTGTCCTTGCCGCTGGCGTTGAGGACGGGCACGATGCCCGCCTGGCGGATCGCGTGGATCGCATCGCCGGCGCCCGCGCCCTGCTCACGGTGCGCCGCCGCCGCATCGACGAAGGCGTTGTACGCCGCGGCGGGGATCGCCAGCGGCTGGCCGGAGCGGACTTTGCGGAAGGCGTCGCCCATGATGTGTGGGGGTCAGATCCCCAGCCCTCCGAAGTTGCCGGCGTCGTAGACCCGCTCGACGTATGCCGCGATCGGGCGCTTCACCAGCGCCTTGGCGTCGTCGTCCGTGCGGTCGGCATACCGCGCCCACAGGTACTCCCAGCCCTTCTTGCTGATCCCGGTGATGTCGCCGACCTTCAGGCCGGTCGCGTTCGGGCTGGCCGCGAACCGGAATGTCACCTCCCAGTCCTGCGTGCCGCCGGGCGCCACTCGCTTCGAGCCCGTAGCGCCGAGAAAGAGCACCTCGCCGGCCGCGAACCCGCGGAACGAGCCGTTGTTGACCTTGCCGGTCAGGCCGAAGAGCGTGAGCTTGTAGCCCTGCGTCACCTGCCCATCGGGCAGGTAGTGGGTCTCGGAGAAGTTGTAGACCGGGACGACGATGTCCACGCCCTCGACGCCCGTGTCCGTGACGCCGATAGCGCCTTTGAAGTCCGGCGCGGTCTGCCCCGACGGGGCCTTGCGCAGGATCGTCTGGCGGCTCTGGGTGATGTGGCGCGTGCCGCCGCCGGTGTCGAAGCTGAAGACGCTCTCGCCGGTCTGGAGCCCGCCGAACGAGGGCACGGCGAAGCGCACCGTGCCGTCCCACAGCTCGTGCCCCTGCGGCTCGAGCTGCACGTCCTGGCGGACGAGGCCGTCGTATTCGGTCGGGGCCGCGGCCTCCAGCGCCCCGCGGGCGGCGAGGTCGTCGTCGGTGCCCTTGATCCAGTAGCGCAGCTCGACCGAGGGGCTTTTGCCCGCCACAGTCGATCGGCTCTCGAATCGTTCCTCGACGACGATGGGCACGCGACGTTCCTCATCCAAAAGTCAGCCCGCCGGTGCGCGCGGCATCGGCGAGTCGCTTGGTGTTCTTGGCGGTCTGCTCGGTGGCGCTGGCGGTGCGCTCGGCCGCGTCGGCGCTGCCGGCCAAGCCCTGCACGGCGAGCGCGTTGAACGTGCCGCGCACGCTGATTCGCGCGGCGATGGCGTCGCCGATCCCGGCGAGGCGGTCCTCGAGGTCGCCGAGCAAGTCACCGGGTCCGCGGCGGGGAGTGCCGTCGGCGCCGGCCTCCTCGCGCTTGCGGCGGGCCTCGGCGATCGCCTCGTCGAGGCGTCGGCGGGCTTCCTCAAGCTGGCGCTGCGTCTCCGTGAGGCGGGCGTCCGTGCCCTGCTGGAGCGCCTCCTGCGCCTCCTCGAACTGGCGACCGATCTCGGCGAGCGTTGCCTCGTTCAGCTCGCGTGAGCGATCGCGCTGCGTCTGCCGGCGCTGCTCGCGCTGCGACAGGTCGCGCCGGGCGCCCTCATCGATCTCGGAGAGGCGAGACTCGAGCTGCTCGTCCACAGCCCGCTTGGCGGCGTCGACGTCCAGCCCCGAGTCGAACAGCCCCTGGATCTCCAGCATCCGCTTGGCGACGAAGGCGCTGGCCCGCTCCCAGATCTTCGTGAACCCGGACGTGAAGCGGGTCCAGGTCTTCGAGAGGAACGCGGTCGTCTCGATCCACGCAACTTCGAGCGCGTGCAGGACCTGCTGCGCCGCGGAGAGCGCCCCGAACCACATCTTCTGAGCCGTGCCGACGAAGAACGCCCGCGCCTGAAGCCAGACCTTGTTCAGCTCGGCGACGCCGCGCTGCCACGTGAGCTTGAGAGCCAGCCAAAGGATCTCGGCGGCGAGCGTGATGTCGCCCGCGGCGAGCGCGTCGCCGATCCCGCCGATCACCTTCCCGACGAACTCGCGCAAGCGCCCGAACTGGTCGCGGAGCCACGCCAGCGCCTCGCCGCCGGCGCCGGACCAGACCAGCAGCGCCGTGCCGAGTCCGACGACCGCCGCAACAACGAGGCCGATCGGCGAGAGCATCGCACTCAGGACCGTCCCGACGAAGCCGAACGCGGTCCCGACAGCGCCCACCGCCCCGGCCAGAAGGCCGAAGACGGCCCCGACTCCCGCGATCAGCAGGCCCAGGCCGATGATGGCGATCCCGGCGGCCGCGACTCCCGCAGCGACCTTGGCGACGGTGACGACCAGCGCCTTGTTCTCGCGCACCCATTGCGTCGCCGTGACTACCGCACGCACAACCGCGTTGGTCAGGTCGATGACTGTCGGCGCCAGCGCCGAGCCGATCACGAACACGCCCTGCTTGAGCACGCGCCAGAGGATGTTCAGAGTGTCGTTAAGCAGCGCCGCGTCCTTGGCCGTCTCCGTCGAGACGGTCAGGCCGAGGGAACGAGCCTGCTCCTGGAGCTCCTCGATCCCGCGCGCCCCGCTCTGCATGAGCGGGAGCAGCTGGGTGCCGGCGCGGCCGAGGAGCTGCATCGCCAGCGCGGCACGCTTGGATGGGTCTTCGATGCGGCTAAGAGCGTCTGCCACGAGCTTGAACTGCTCCTCGGGTGTGAGCCCGCGGAACTGCTCGGCGGTCAGGCCGAGGTCGGAGAAGGCATCCGTGGCGGTCGAGAGCCCGCGCTCGGCGTCGTTGATCGATCGCTGGAGGGTGCGGACACCCTTCTCCAATACCTGGAGGTCGGCGCCCGACTGCTCGGCGGCGAAGCCCAACTCGGACAGGGCCTCGACACTGATGCCTGTCCGCTGGCTCATCTTGTCGAGCACGTCGCCGGCGCTGGCGAACGACCGCACGCTCGCTGCCAGGGGCGCCAGGCCCGCCGTGCCGATCGCGGCGATGCGGGTGCCGATGGACCGCACGCCGGCGCCGAACGCCTGGAGCCGGCGCTGCGCAGCCCGCAGGCCCGCCGTCAACCGGTCGCTGACGCCGAGCTCGACGAACGCCCGTCCCGCGCGGATGCCCTTGGCGCCGGCCATGTGTCAGGGCCCTCCGCGCACGCTGTTGGCCCATGCCTTGGGCAGCTTGGGCTTCTCCTTCTGAAGCGCCGGCCCCATATAGGGGCGCTCCGCGATCTTCACCCGCTGGCGCACGAGCCGGCCGCGCACACGCCGCGTGATTACGGTCTTGCCGCCGAACTCCAGCACGTTCGGCGCGGTGCTCGTCTTGAAGCCCACGGGTCCGACAACGACCGAGTCCGTGCTTCGGTCGTACCCGAACAGGATCAACCGCCGCAGGCTCCCCTCGTGTGAGTGCGGTGGCTTGCCCGGCGGGGCCGACCCCTTGCGCTTGCGGATGCTGGTCTTGGCCGACTGGCGGATGAAGGCACCGCCGCGGGAGAGGGCCTTGCGCTTCGCCCGGTCCACGGCGGCGACGACGCGCGGCCGGTCGAAGAACATGTGCTTGATACGCATGTCGATCACCGGTCTGCTTCCTCGCTCTGTCTGGGCATCCGCTTGTCGATGAACACGTCCTTGAGCACGGAGACGCCAGCCGTGATCGGTTGCGCATGCGAGCGGCTGGTCGGGTCGAAGTCGGTCGGCTTGAACGGCCCGTGCTTCTTCGGGTCGCGGTGGGCGTTGGCGATGAGGGCCATCAGGCTGCTGGTCATGCTCCAGTCGTGCTTCTGGCGGGCCTCGGCCATCGCCAGGAGCTCGCGCAGGGTCAGTCGGGCGGGATCGGCTCCGGTGATGCCGGCGCACTGCCAGATGAGCTGCCACGCCCCATCTGCGCCTGTGCGAGCGCCTGCTCCGCTGCCTTCTCCAGCTCGCCGCTGTCGAGCCTTGCCTCCACGATGTCCCGGGCCTTGTCCATCACCTCCCTCGTGGCCTTGAGCACCCGCCCGAGGTTGGCCCTGTCCCTCGGGCTCGGGCAGAAAGACACCAGTTCCTCTAGCAGCGCCTCCGTGGCGCTCTCGATCGCGTCGCCCGCCATCGTCCGCCCGAAGTCCTCGTCGGTGACGCTGCGTTCGTCGGCCTGCGGCTTGCAGATCGCGTAGACCGCGTCGCAGAGAAGCACCGGGTCGCGGATGAGCCGCTCGATGAGCGTGCCGTCGAGCACCCCGAGCAGGTCCACGTCCGCCAGGCTCTTGACGCGCTTGAGGGAGGCGACGTTGATCTCGACCGTCCACTCGCGCCCTGCGTTGTCCTTGAACACCTTCATCGATCACTCCTCAAGGCACGACCATCCACTCGGGGGCGTTGACCGAGTACGCCGGCTTGGCGGTGACGCTCACCGTGATCGCCTCCTCCAGCGGCTCGGAGCGGCTGAACGATGTGATCGAGAACTCGGCGCGCAGGCCCTGCGTGCCGGTCTGCGTGATGTCGCCGTCCATCACGGCCAGGTCGATACTTGTCCCGTTGAAGAAGGCGTCCTTGATGGCGGTGAAGCCCGCGTCGGCGGTGTCCCATACCATCTCGAACTCGACGCTGGCCTCCTTGAGCGTCGCCGCGGTGGCGCGCCAGCCGCTGTTGGCGCGGGTGGTCACGTCCGCCTCGCCGGTCTCGAGGTTGAGCGTTACATCGCGGACATTGGTGATCTCGACCCAGACCGGCACCGCCCATGTGCCGTCGTTCCGGTAGACCTTGGCTTCCATGCCTAGCCGAATCGCCATTGCTGCCTCCTACCCCACGACTACCACGAGCCCCCGACGAGCGCGAGATGGTGACCCAGGTTGCCTTTGACCTCGAGCTGCGAGATGTCCACGCTGCGGAGCGTCACCATTCCGCCCGGCGGGAAGTTCACATCGGGGCCGCCGCTGACGCGGAACTGGATGTTGCCGGAGTTCTTCGTGGACGCGACCAGCGTGACCGTGAGAACGATGGGTGCCGTCTCGACCGCGAGGTAGCCCTCGCCGGTGAACACGAAGCTCTTGGCGTAGATGTTGTTGGCCATCGCCTACCTCCGGACCCTGTAGGTGACGGTGAGGATGCTGGTCAGCGCCCGCTGCTGTTCGAGATGCTCGGCGGCGACGACCGGCTCGTGCTCGATCGAGAGCCACACGGCCTCGGGGAACCCGTCCAGCCGCTTCATCCGCAGGTGGTCGGCGATGTCCTCGGCGAGGTCCACGAGACCGTCGATCTCTGTGCCGTCGGCGATCTTCTTCTGGATGCCGATGTCCACGGCGCAGTCGAAGTACGACCCGTCGCGCGAGGCGGTGGCGATGGTGACGCCCTTCGGCACGACGCTGACCTTCAGGTCGGCCAAGTCTGCCAACTCGAAGGCAGGCTGGTACAGCCGCTCGGCGGTGAAGGTCAGGCCGAACGAACCCGCGTTCAGGCTCGCGGTGACCGCGTCGGCGATGGCGATGAGCGTGCTCATTGCTCCTCCGTGGCGACGTGCTTCGTGTGGATGCGGAGCATCTTGCGGTACGGGTCGCTGTACCGGAACGGCGGCTCGCCGCCGGGCGCCATGACCTCGTAGACCTGCGTCTGCGAACCATCGGCATCGCGGACGCGGTCGCCGGCCTTCGGCAACGCCGCCGACCCATCGAGGATCAGGTCCGTCCGCCGCACGAGGAAGTCGCGCGACTCGACCTTGCGTATGAACCCGGACTCGTCGGCCTGCTCGAACACCGTGCGGCCGACCGTCGCGGCCAGGTCCACGGCTGAAGCGCCGCGCTGGTACGTCACCGCCCGCGTCAGGTGCGTGTGACGCCGGTCATCGAGGAATGCCGCGCCTTGTTCGAGAAGGTCGGCCATCACACCGGCACCCCGGTCGAGATTCCGCCGCCCATGAGCACGCGGACGAAACGGTCGCCGTCGTCCGCATCGCGGGTCGAGACGCCCAGGAGCTTGTTCAGGCCGCCGCCGTCGCTGGCCGTGGCGAACTTGCTGGTGGCGTCCCAGTAGACCTTGGTCCCCGCGGTCATACCAGTGCTCACACCGGTGTCCTTGACGATCCCAAACAGTCCCGCCAGCGCGATGCGGCCGACTTCGCCGCTCTTGATGTCGCGCGTGGCGATGCCGACGAGGTCGCCCTGGACGACCACATCGCCATAGTCGATGTCGCTCGGAGCCGTGTAGTTGATGCGGAGCCCGAGCCTGATCAGCTGTGCGCCCATGCGTGTCTCCTCGTGGAGGTCAGTTCCATCACTGCGACATCCGGGCTCGCACCGTCGCGTCCGCGTCGGCCGCCGCCTGTGTCGCTTTGCCGATTGCTTTGTTCGCCCCGGCCCCGTCGCTGGTCGTGGCGAGGTCGTTGGTGTCGTCCCAGTACAACTGGGCGCCGGCGGTGATCGCCGTCCCGCCGCCGGTGGCCTTGGGGAAGTCGAAGACGCCGGTGACGGCGAGCGCGCCCAGCGTGTTCGCCTTGATGTCCAGCCGCGCGATGCCGACCAGTTCGCCCTGCACGACCACGTCGCCCGCGGCCACGTCGGCCCCCGGCGTGTAGTCGATCGCGTCGCCCTCGTGCCTGAAGATCGCTGTCATGCCTTGCTCCTCGCCGGGGCCGGGCTCGCCGCCCCCGATCTCACCACCGCCAGCCGGTGGCATTACGCCTCACCCTTGCTCTTGACCGCCGCCCGGTGATCCTGCATCGCCACGCCAAAGTCGAAGTAGCCGCGCCACTGCATCCCGAGCGTGTTGAAGTCCGTCTCACCGCTCTCGATGACCGGCACGCGCCGGCCGCGCAGGTACGCGATCTCGATCGCGGCCACGTCCGCCGGGTTCGAGAACAGGTACCACGCCTTGGCGCTGCCGCCGGCGATCCCCTGGGCGTTGAGGTACGGGCTCGCCACCGGCCGCCACTTGCCCGCGTGCGGGTTGTTGGCGGGCTTGGGCTTGTTCGCGTCGGTCGTCTCGTTGACCCGGGTCTCGGTCATCAGCTGCTGAGCCGTGACCTTCAGGCTCGTCGGCACGAGCAGCACGGACGGCGAGAGCAGGATCGGCTTGCCGTCCGAGTCCGTCTGGTCCATGAAGGTCTGCTCGGCCTTGGTCAGCGCGTCGATCGAGAGCGCCGTGTCCAGGCCGGAGATGAAGTTCTTGTTGCCGGCGCTGAAGAAGCTCGACGGGTTCGACAGAAGCAGCTCGAAGACCGCCTCCTCGCGCTTCAGCGCGCTCATCCGCCCGATGATGCGGGGGATCTGGAGGAACGCCCCGAGGTCGTCGTTGATGATCATCTGCCGCGTCAGCGCGAACATGCGGCCGTAGGTCTCGACCTTGTTCGTGAAGGACTGCTCGCTGAGCGTGGCGTGCTTGAGCTCGCCGTCGGGACCGACCTTCTCGAAGACGCCGTTGCCGGTCAGGCGGTAGCGCGTGACCTCCTTGAAGTCGGCCACATCAGTGTCGGCGCAGAACGACCCGACGGCGCTCTCGACCGCCTGGTACGCGGCGAGCATTGACTTGTTGGCGACATTGGAGAGGATGCCGGGCAGGCTGATCGTGCTGAACCCGCCTCCCCCACCGGCAGCCTGGACGAGCCGACCGCTCGCCTCGAACGCGGCCCGGATGAACTCGTTGTCGGCACGTCCCGGCCGCAGGTGCCCGCCCCCCGCCTCGATCACGAGGCTGAAGAGCGTGTGCAGCCCGGCGCCGCGCAGGCGGCTGGACAGCGCCGCCTCCATCACCTTGTCGCCGTACCACTTGCCCACATCGGCCTCGGCGATGCCAGCCGACAGGCAGAGCGCCGCCTCCAGTGCCCGGGCCGTTGGCTGCTCCCCGTCGCGGCGGACGCCGCTGATCGCGGGCCGCTCGGCGCGGAGCACCTCCAGTTCGGTCCGCGTGGTGTCCCAGCCCTCGCCGATCGCCTTGGCCTCGAGGTCGAGGTGCTTGCCGGCGCAGACGCGGCGGATCTCGGCGACGCGCTTCGCCTCGGCGGCGAACTGCGCCCGCAGCTCGGACACCGGGTTGGCATCGTTGGGAGCCGCGGAGAGCGGATCATCGCCCACCTTCTGCTCGGCGTCGTAGATGGCCTGAAGGCTGGTGCGCTGCGCATCGCTCAGGCTGTCAGCATCGAAGCCCTTGGCCTCGATCCACTCGGTGAACTCCATGTCGTCCTCCTTGACGGCGCCGGACTTCGAGGCGGCGACCGTGGCGGTCGTGTTGTCGTCCGCGCCCAGCGCGACGAAGCTGATCTCGCCCAGCACGCTCTTGCGGGCGATGTGGACCGGCCCCTCGAACTCCCGCCCGTTGGCCTGCGCCTTCCGCCCCTTCGGCACGAACTCGACGCGCTGGGCGACCGCGCCGAGCGACGCCTGCCACGGGAACCCGTTGCGGCTGCTCTCGACGATCTCGCGCGCCACCGCGCCGGCCCCCGAGATCACGCCGGCGACCGTCAGACCCGTGCCCTGCACGCTCACCGAGTCGGTGTGCCCGACGATGAGCGAGGGGTTGTGGTCCTTCAGGATGGGTCGGCTGCGCGCGCTGACCTGGAGGCCGGCCAGATCGACCACGACCGGGTGCGGCCACGCCGCGAGCGTCATAGGGCCGCCGGTGTAGGCGACCATGCTGAATCGCCGCAGTGCGGGGCGATCCCCGCCGCCGTCCGTGGCGGCGTCGATGTTCTCCCAGTCCTCGACCGGGGCGCGCAGCTGAAGCACGCGTTGCTCAGCGCTCTTCGCCATCGTCGGCCTCCTTGCCCAAAGGGATCGCTCGCTCGACAGTCAGGCCGAGCTCGAACATCAGCGCCGTCTCCTTGGCGCGCTGCCGCAGCTCGGATTCCCAGTCCCGGCCCTGCCGGGCGTACTCGGTGGCGAGGGTCGTCGTGTGCGACGCCAGGCGTGTGGCCTGGGCGCTGGCCTCCTTGGCCGGGTCTACGTGCTCGTGGCCGTCCCAGAACCACTGGTGTGGCAGCGTCGCCCCTTCGGCTACGAGCGTGCGCACCCGGAGCGGCAGCAGGTCGCTCACCAGGACTGCCTCACGCAGCCACGCCGACAGCACGCGGTCGAGCACGACACACGCGAGGTGCTCCTGCTCAACGCGGATGCTCTTGAAGTACGTCTGGTGGTCCAGCCGTCCCGAGGCGTAGTTGTACCCGGAGCTGTTGCCCGCCGCGACGTTGAACGGCATGTTCAGGCAACGGGCGATCTCGCTCAGGATCTCGCGCTTGAACTCGGCATAGGTCGTGCTCGGCTGCTCAGCCTGGACCTGCGCCATCTTCCAACCGCCGGGCATGGTCAGGAGCGACCGAGCTTCTAGCTCGATCGCGTCCATCGGTTCGACGGCCTCGGCCTCGCCGCTGGCGGGCGCATCGGTGTAGAGGATGCCAGCGAAGTCCGCCGCCGTCTCCGCGGCCCCGATCACCGCCAACGTGTATCGCCGCAGCTGCGCGAACAGCGGCAGCGCCGGCGTGATGTCCGGAATGCCGCGGCTCTGGCCCGGGCGGTCGGATCGGAAGTAGTGCATGACCGACGCCGCGGGCACATGGTCGTACTCGAGGCCGAATCCCACGAGCGAGCCGCTCCGGGCGTCACCGGGATGCCCTCGCAGGACGTGGTACTCCTCGGGATTGCCGAAGGGGTCGAAGACGATGCCGTCCACCGCATGTGCGTCCAACACGGACAGGTCGGGCGTGGTGACCTGGTCGGCCTCGATGAGCCGCAGATCAAGCTTCACGGGCGTGGGGAGGGCTGGATTGCTCGCGAGGACCGTGAACGACTCACCGCTCTCGGCCCGGGCCATCCGCATGGTGCGGAGCCGCTCGGGCAGACCGATGGCCTTGGCCCAGCGGGCGAACTCCCGCTCGATCCGCTCGTTGGCCGCGTCGTCATCGGTGAGCAGTTGCAGCCTTGGACCGGTGCCGACGAGGTCGTTGGCCAGCGTCAGCACGATGCCCCGGGCGTAGGAGTTGTTGGCGACCTCGTAGCGGGCGCGGTTGCGGAGGATGCGCCGCACCTCCGGGCTCGCGGCCGCGTCAGCGCTGAGCCCATCGGCGTTCGCCCAGTGGCGGCGGTTCGCGTCGTTCGTGATCGCAGAGTCGAAGCGGGCCATGATCGCGCGGCGAACCAGCCCGCCCTTGACGGGCGCGATGCTCTTCTCGGCGGTGGACTTGGTCCGAAACAGCCCGAGCATCAGCCGCCCTCCGTCCCCGGCGGAATCAGCCGGGTCAGGCGCAGGCCACGATCCTTGCGACGGACCGCCTCCTTGCTCGCCAGGTAACGGTCGGCCTCGATCTGGTCGCGCAGGCTGTGCTGCTCGACCGACTGGCCGTCGACCGCGGCCCTCGCCGGCCCCGCCGCGTTGTCCTTGATGACCTGCTCCAGCTCTTCCGGCATCGGGCGCTCCAGCGACGGCCAGCCCGGGCGAGAACGTGCACGCGGGTATGCAGCCCCGAGTGGCAGCGGTCGCCCTGACTGGTCGTCTACTGGATACCTACGCGATCGTCTGTGCAGTTGCGCGCGTCGCAGCGCTGCTGCGGCGGATCGTTCCACCGGTAGACATTCAGACGATGCGCTCGCTCGTCGTCACTCGCCGTCCGCAGTGACGGCACTCGCGCCGGCGCACGATCCGGCCGCCGATCGTCCTGCGGGTGTAGATCACACGGAAGTGCGCGCACCCACAGCGTGGGCACCGGATGCCCCGGATGGCCTCTGCTTTGCGCTCGGCATCGGACTGGCGGCTCATCGCTTGGCCCTCTGGAGATCCGACAGGCGAACGCGCGGCCGGGCGGGGGGAGCCTTCTGGTCCGTCCCAAACAGCACCGCCCCCTGCATCGAGGCCGCGACCGCCGACCCGACGAGGCAATCGAGCCAGTGGTTGTCGAGACCGTCGACGCGCAGCTTCCACTCGTCCACGGTCCGTCCGCGGCCCTGCGTCTTGACCCGGTATTCGGCGGTCAGGTGCTCGGCCAGGAGCTGGTGCCGCTCGGGCTTGTGTCCGAAGAGCGAGAGGGCGCCGGGGTCGCCCATCGGCACCGCCAGGCGGGCCTGGATGAACGACTTCCAGTAGTTCGTGTCGAAGACGACGTGCCGCACGGCGCGCTTGCCGGTCACGACCGGGATGCGCCAGTTCAGCCCCACGCGGTCGCCGCGCTTGCGCTTGTACTCGCTGAACGGCAGGCTCGACGCGCCGACGTACCGCCCGTGGCTCGGGAGGAGCACGCCGCTGAACGCGCTCTGGCGGCAGAACTGGTAGATCACGTCGGACGACTGACCCCAGTTGGCGTCGATGAGGCAGCGGTCGATGCGGACCATCGCCCCGTCGTCCCGCCGCCACTCGCGGCCGAGCGTCGCCTCGGTGAGCCGCTCCAACCCGGCGTACACCGCGCCCTCCAGCCCGGCCCGCGGCGCTGCCGCCCCGAGCGTGCGTCGCACATCGCGCAGCGTGAAGTAGGCAGCTCTCTGATCGGGCTCCGTGCCGTAGTCAATGACGTAGCCGGTGAAGTCCTCCTCCCACGCGGCTACGAGCCAGAACAGGCACTTGGCCTGCACGTCGATGAACATGGTCAGCGCCGACGCCCCGATGGGCACCTCGCCACGCTGGTGGCCGTTGAGCTTGGCGCAGATCTGGTCGGTGCTGAGAAGGTCTTCGTCGAGGGCCGTCGCCTCGGGCAGCGGCTCGTTCTGGTACTCCGCCCAGAACGCGGCCTCGTTCTGGAGCTTGAGGTTCATTGCGTGCTGGACAGCGCTCAGCTCGTCGTGGTTGAAGCGCTGCGCCCACGCAACTGCCGCCCCCTCGTCCATCGCCTCGCGGTGCTGGCGGTAGAACTCGGTCGCCCGCCCGATTCCCTCGTCGGCGCGCAGACCCTCGGCGCGGATGCGCGCGTACTCAGCCCAGAGCTTCTCGTTGGTCGGGAACGAGTAGACCATCTTCGTCCGCTCGCCCTGCCACTGCGGGTGCTTGTCCCGATCAAGAAGTCGATCGGCCAGGTCGTCGGGGCGGACCACGGTCAGTGTCATGAGCCCGGCGATCTTCTTCCCCGGTCCAGCGAGGCCAAGGATGGCGCCGGCGAGGATGCGCTCGCGGTTGGCACACTGTGACGGCGACCGCGCCGACTCGTCCGTCTGCGGGTCGTCGATGAGTACGAGCGATGGGCGCACGCTGTGCCCGTCCGGCCGCTTGTGCTTCATGCCGCGGATGCGGCCGGTGATCCCCGCCACCCGGATGATGGCCCCGCTCGCGCGGGAGTCGGGGATGGTTGGGAGGACGATCTCCTTCGCCGTCCACCCGATGTGCGTCTGCTCGCCCTGGTACAACTGCCCCGCCGCCCGCTGGTGGATGCCCTCCAGCGCATGGATCGGGAAGCACGCCTCGGGGAAATCATCGAGTAGGCGGTCGTTGTTCTCCAGCTCGGCCTTGATCGAGTCGAGCATCTGGGCCGCGTGCTCCTCGTCGGACCCGATCAGCGTCACGAACTCACGGTGGCCGTACACAAGCGCCCACAGGCAGGCGATCTCGCACAGACTGGTCTTACCACTGCCGCGCGGCATGGCCATCGCGAAGAGCCCGCCCTCGAGCACCGCCTGCTCGATCTTGCCGACGACCTTCAGATGGTCGGGCGACCACGCCAGGTGGAATGTCGCGGGGAAGTAGGCCTCGCAGAAAAAGCGGAAGTCACGCTCAGCCGCATCCTTTCTGACTTGGTCCACGACATCGGGCAGGTCTCCGATGTCGCGAGCGGATTGGGACAGGATCAGGTTCCGCCGAAGCGCCCGGTCCTTGTGCGCCTCGTAGGCGTCGATGGTCGATGGCTCCGGCTGGGCGAGCCGCTCGTGCCGCTCCACAACGAGCCAGGCGACGTACCGAACGAGGTCAACCGTCTTGTCGTCGCCGATCCGGAACCCAGCGCGCGTGCGGTGGCGGTGCAGCTGCCGCTCGCTGATCACTTCGTTAAGCGGCGTGGAGTTCAGCAGGCGGCATAGCTCGCCGGGTCGCAGGTTGCGCGGGTCAATCGCCACGGCTGGACATCTCCTTTACCAGCCACGCGGCGTAGTGCACGAGGTTGATCGTGCCATCCGGGTTGGTCGGCGCGCCGGCGTCGATGTCGGCGCTCAGCATGGCCTCGGTAACGCGCTGCCCGCCCGCGCGCGAGAGCATGCGAGCCGCGTCGCCTACCGGCATCGCTGCCGGGTTCAGCCGGGGACTTGTCCTGGACTCCGCCTGCCGACTAGGCGCCTGTTCGGACATGTCGCCCCCTCCATGTACGCGGTCGCCCACATGCGCAGATTCCTCCGGAATGGCCTTGCAATCCGAGGACATGCCGGCCCTCATGTGCCCCACGCCAGCGGGAAGGCCGCGGCGCGGAAGGAGCCCGACCGTGTTCATCAAGCAGATCGTGATCGAAGGCGTTGAGGGGGATGTCGAGATCCGCCGAACCGAGATCGGCGCGGTCGTGATTGCCAACGACGTCGAGATCGAGGTCACCCGCGAAGACACCCGCGAGGAGCGGTATGCCGTCGCGTACAACGCCGCCAAGGTCATCTGCGGGACGACGAAGCGCGGCGAGCCGAACGCCACCAACTCGATGATCCACGACGTGCTGAGCGAGATCGAGCGCGTCGCCGGTTGCTGAACCACGCGCCCGCAGCGTGCGGGCGAGTTTCTGTTCCCACCATGCAGAAGGAGAATCAGCATGGCAACGAAGAAGACCGCGAAGAAGACGACGAAGAAGGCAGCCCGCAAGCCCGCCCCGAAGAAGCCGCGGATGTCCAAGAGCGCGGCCCGGGCCGAGGGGGCGCAGCGGACCAAGGCGATCCAGGCCGACAAGGCGAAGTCGCCGAGCGCCGCCCCCGCGAAGCCCACGGCCGCCAAGGCGACCAAGTCCGCCAAGGCCCCGAAGGAGCGCAAGCCGAAGCGCGTCAGCGGCCTCGACCTGGCCGCGAAGGTCCTGGCCGAAGCGGGCGAGCCCCTGAACGCCAAGACCATCGCCGAGCGCGCCATTGCCGCGGGGTGGAAGACGAGCGGCAAGACGCCCGAGGCCACGCTCTACGCCGCCATCATCCGCGAGATCGCCAAGAAGGGGAAAGACGCCCGCTTCGCCAAGCGCGATCGCGGACTCTTCACCGCCGCAAAGGGGGCCTGAGCATGGACGCCAGCGCCAACGACAACTTCGTCGCCCCTGAGGACGCATGCCCCCTCTGCGGCGAGCGCGACGCGGACCGCCTGGTCTGGCAAGACGACGAGCGAGTGGAGTGCCAGATGTGCGGCACCGTGTACGAGCCAGGAAGGAGGGACCATGAGCGCCGCGCGTGACATGGATCGCCTCCGCGCCGTCTTCGGGGCCGCCGAGTCCCTGCTCGCCGCACGCGAGGACCAGATGCTCACCACCGACGAGTGGGACGCGCTCGAGCACGCCGTCTCGGCCTGCCGCGAGCCGCCGCCGGACGAGCGGACGGAGACCTTTCGCATCGATGAGGGCGGGGCGCTCGTCCGCTCCGTCGTCCCCAAGCGCGGCGAGCCGTACGAGCACCGCTGCGACAAGGATGTGTTCGAGGCGGTGGCCAACGCCATTGACGAGGCCAACGGGACCTTCGTGCTGGAGGACCTCCGTCGGGCCACCGACGCGCCGTGGACGCAGGCCGCGGTCGCGTTCGCCTTCCTCAAGGAGCGGGGCGTTGTCGTCCCGATGCACGGACGCACCCACGCCGCAGCGGGCAAGGCGGCGTTCGAGGATGCCATGACCGAGTACCACGCCCTGCGCGAGAAGGGGCCGGCCGACGAGGCCTTCGGGTACGAGTAGGCCCCGCCTCATGCATCTTCTCCAGCCTCGGCCGTCGCCGGGGCTGTTTCTCCGGCGAGAGCGTCTGTGATCCGCTCCGCCTTCCGCCCCGTGAACTGCTCCCAGCGCTGCACGATCACGTCGCAGTACGCCGGGTCGATCTCCATCAGGAACGCATTCCGCCCCGTCTGCTCGGCGGCGATCAACGTCGAGCCGCTGCCGCCGAACAGATCGAGCACATGCTCGCCCGGGCGCGACGAGTACTGCATCGCCCGCGCCGCCAGCTCGACGGGCTTCTCCGTCAGGTGCACCATTGCGTTCGGGTTGATCTTCTTGACGTGCCAGAGGTCGGACGCGTTGTTCGGCCCCAGGAACACGTGCGCCGCGCCCTCCTTCCAGCCGTAGAAGCACCACTCGTGGGCGCCCATGAAGTCCTTGCGCGTGAGCACCGGGTGCTGCTTGTCCCAGATGATCGCCTGCGAGAAGTAGAGGCCGGACGCCTTCAGCGCCGGCGGGTAGTTGGCGCAGTTCGCGTACCCGCCCCAGATGTAGAAGCCGCGCCCCGGCTCCAGCGCCCGGGCCATGTTCCCGAACCACGCGAGCAGCAGACGCTCGAACTCCTCGTCGGACACGAAGTCGTTGACGAGCGGACGGTCCTTCGCTCGCATCTTGCCGGTGGGCTTGGACTTCTCCGGGTGACGCGCGAGGTCGAAACCCTGGTGGTGCGATGCGGTTGACTTCCGGGCCTGGCGCTCGCGATCCTTCTTGCCGCGCTCGGACTTGGACCGCTCGCACTGAAGGTCCTCGCGCCGCGAAAACGATGTGATGCCAGCCGCGATCGCGTTGTTGCTGCGCGGCTCGACCTTCACGTTGTACGGCGGGTCGGTGTTGACCAGGTGGATGGGCTTTCCGTCGAGCAGGCGGTCCACATCCTGGGCGCTGGAGCTGTCGCCGCACATCAAGCGGTGGTCACCGAGCACCCACAGGTCGCCCGGCTTCGTCACCGGCTCGTCCGGCGGCTCGGGCACGGAGTCGGGATCGGTCAGGCCCTCCTGCACGCCTGGATCGAGCAGCTTGGCCAGTTCGTCCTGGTCGAAGCCGAGCAGCGACCAGTCGATGCCGGACTCCTGGAGCTCCGCCAGCTCGATGGGAAGCAGCTCCATGTTCCACTCAGCCAGCTCCGCCGTCTTGTTGTCGGCGATGCGGTACGCCCGGATCTGCTCGGGTGTCAGGTCCCGCGCGACATGCACCGGCGCCTTCTCCAGCCCGAGCTTCTGCGCCGCCTTCCAGCGAGTGTGCCCGCAGACGATGACGCCGTCGCCATCGACGACGATCGGCTGGCGAAAGCCGAAGCGCTTGATGCTCTCGGCGACGGCCTCGACGGCGTCGTCGTTGAGCCGCGGGTTCTGCTCGTAGGACTTGACCTCTGTGATCGGTCGCATCTCGATCTTCATCGCGTCCTCCTTGACGTGTCTCTTTCAGGCGTGACCTTCAGCATGCGGTGGCCGCGCGGGTGTCCCCACTTACCGAGGTGCTCGACGCGCCAGCCGGTGGCGCGCCCCGCCTCGACCATCTCCGCGCGCGTGTACTCGAAGAGCCGGTGGTCGTGCGGCTCGGCCGGATTGTCCGTGGGCTCATCGCACTCGCCGAACGTCGCGTACAGCACGCCGCCGGGCATGGCCGTCCGGAGGTGGGCGAGGCACCGACGGATGTGCTCCATCGGCAGGTGCGTAAACAGCGAGTGCGCCCAGGCGATGTCCGGCCGCGTCGGCAGGCGGTCGAACTCGAAGTCAGCCAACGCCAGCAGCGTCGGCCGCTTGGCCGCCATGATCGCCGGGCCGACTTCCCGCTCGGCGCCGATGCGGAGCAGCTCTGGCTCCTTGTCCACGCCGGTGTACCGGTCCCAGTAGAGATAGCGGATCAGGTGGACCCCGCCCCGCAACGCGCCGCACCCAATATCGAGCAGCCGATGGTCGCGCCGCAGGCCCTGCCCCCGGAGGAACGCCAGTTGGAGCCAGCCGACCTCGTCCCACAGGCCCCCGACGTACTCGCGGTGCCCCGCCTGGCGGACCCCCTCGGGTCCGTGCATGTACGTCCGGCGGATCTGGGCGTCGGTGGGGCGCTTCATGGCCGCCCCCCTCCCGCCGCCTCGCGCCGTCGCGGCCCAGGGCGGCCCACGTCGCGTCCCCCCGCCGGAGGCGTAGGACCGGGCCACCCGGCGGCCCGTTGGCCACACGGGCCACCCTCCGGGGCGGGGGCGGAACCGGACCGGACAAGCGCAACAAACTCTGTCCGGATTCGCGGCTGTTCCCGGCGGCGTAGCCGCGCAGATTCCGCCGGGAAGGAACCATGCTCCCCAGGCAACCCCCTGGTTAGGCTTCCGGCTGTTGGGCTGGTGGTAGGCGCGCGCCTGTTCCGGACCTCGGGAGCGGGGTCTACTGCCGCGCACTGTCGCAGACTGTCGCGACAGTTCATATTGCACGCGTGCGCGGCCGGGCGTGCGCGCGTGCGCGCATGCGCGCGGAACGGATCTCGGTACGATGGCAACTGTCGCGACAGTCTGCGACAGTGCGCGGCAGTCGGGCGGCTCATAGTTGGTCTCCAACGAGGCCGATCCCCTCGTAGAACGAGGCCATGCCGGTCCCGCGACGGCGCAGGATGCCGGGCACGGCGGCGGCGAGGTCGCGGCCGAAGGTCTGCTTGTGGGTGACGACGGTGCGGCCGTCCTGCTCGCACCACGCCTTCCAGGCGGCGTAGAGATCGTCGATCCAGGCCCGGTGGCCGGCGCCAACCACGCAGCGCTCGCGAACGAACGCGCTGACCGGCGACGCCAGATCCTCGAGGTCGCGGATCGCCTCTGCGGCGCTGGCGGGCTGGACGAACCGGCCTCGCTGGCGGAGCCGCTTCCAGCCCTCGATGGCCCAGAGCAGGATGCCGGGCAGCTCGGCCAGCAGCTGGTCGGTGAGCGTCGGGTCTTCCTGGCCGTAGAAGCTGTTCGTGAGCCGCAGGACGAGGAAGCGCCCGGCGAGCGCCGTGCTGGCGTCGTTGAGGCGGGGCAGCTCATTGGTCAGGAACACGAACCGCGTCGGCAGCTTCATGCTCACCGAGCCCAGGAACTTCCGATCGACGGTGAGCGTGTCCTCGCCAGAGATGCACAGCAGCCGCTCGACGACGGTCCCGACGCTATCGCCGGTGAACCGGGCGTCGGAGACGATGGCCAGCGACTTGTCGATGAGCGGCTGGAGTCCGAAGTTGCCGGCGAGGCTGCCGGTCGTCGGCCCGACCACATTGCCGGCGCCGACGAGGTTGGTGAGCACCCGCCCGATCGTCCCCTTGCCCGAGCGCCGCGGCCCCACAAGAAGGAGCATCTTCTGCTGCGAGGTGTCGGCGGTGAGGCAGTAGCCCATCCACTCCTGCAGCAGTTCGACCGACTCAAGATCGTCGCCCCAAAGCTGCTCGAGGAACTTGATCCACCGCTCCGGCGGCTCGGGGTCCGGGTCGTAGTCGAACTCGAGCGCGTTGATCGTGAACAGCGCCGGCGTTGGAGCGAGGATGCGCCCGGTCGGGATGTGCAGGTTCGCGCTCCGGCACGGCAGAATCTCCAGCGCCGGCGGGCGGCCCTTGCGGTCATCCAGCCAGGACGGCGCGACGGTCGTCGCCGGCAGGTGCGTATAGGCGCGGATCGTGTCGAGCGCCTGCTTGACCGTCGTCGGGTTGCTCTCGAAGTCCACCAGTTCCATCTCGCCAGTCCGCCTGTTCACGACGTACCGCAGCGCCGCGTGCAGCCACGGCTGGAGCCGGTGCTTGACGGCCTCGTCCTCGATCTGGCAGTAGCGATTGCCGCGCCATTCCAGCAGCAGCCCGGCGTAGCCGTGCAGCGTTCGGCCCTCGGCGTGCTGGTGGAACTCGCGCGCGTAGGCCTCGGCGGTCGGCAGCGTGCGCCGGGGCGAGAGCACAAGCCTGCCCGTCGCCGGGTCGCGCTGCCCGAGCGGGACAGCCTGCCCGTCCTCGTCGCCGTCTGAGTTGGGCGCGCCACTCGACGCTGGCGCCTTCCCGGGCCCCCGACCCTTGCGACCGGGCGAGTAGACCTCTGTGCAGTCTGCAATCGCGCACTCGATGGTCATCTGCCCGTAGGTGCGGTCGCCGCGCCGCTCGTCCCACTTGTCGCGGAACAGGCCCGAGCGCCGGAACAGCCGGTCCATGCGATCAGCGTCGCGCCCGGTCCAAAACGCAAGCACGTTGCACAGCGCCTGATCAGCGGCGCTGTGATCGTCGCCATGCATGGAGATGTCGCCGGACCACAGCCGCTTGAAGCGGTCGCCGTTCTTCGCGGCGCCGGCCTGCTCGATGAGTGCCTCGTCGTCTCCGTCGTACCCCGCGGCTGCGGCCGACGCCAGCGTCTGGCGCGGGCGTTTCTTCGGCCACAGCCGGGCGCAGAGGGCTTCGAGTTCGACCTGCCGTTCCTCGATGACCGAAGGCGTCCCGGCGAGATGCCGTCCAGTCAGCGTGAAGAACCGCTCCTGGTCGTAGACCTCGGTCTCCTTGAACCCCTCGATGGCCTTCGACTTGCAGCTGGCACCCTCCGGCTTCCGCCCGAGGATGAACACCTTGACGCCACACCCGCTGGGGCTGACCTCGGTGTAGGAGCCGAACGAGTCGATGATCTCGCGGGCGGTGCCGACGATCGCCCCGTTCTCGCCGATGCATCCATCGAGATCAATGCCGGTGAACGGATCGTCCGCCGCGAACACGAAGCCGACGCCGGCGTAGCGATCACTTGTACGCCATGCCGCGACCGCTTCGTCGAATGTGGTCCAGGTCGCAGGATCGGTGGAGGAGGCGCGGCCGCCATCCCGCGGGTTCACCGGGCACTTCGTCTGCTTGCCGCCGCGAGTGATGTACTTCCAGCACACCCACTGCGGCCGATCGCGGAGCACCTCGGGCACGTGCGTCGGGTCGAACGCCACGTCCGGGGCGCCTGCCCGCGCCCCCGGCGCCTGGCCGTTGGAAGCCGGGTCGCCGGGGGCGTGGCCGCTCACGATCAGCCCGGGGCCCCAGCCGGCTCCGCGGCGGCGGGCACACGATCAACGCGCTCGACCCGAAACGCGTGATCGCCAAACTCCCGCCGCGCGAAGCCGGTGAAGATCTGGTTCAGCGCCTGACCGACGGGCGTGCCAGCGTCGATCGCGAGCGTCCGTTTCCCCGCGTCGGATGCGAACCGCGCATCGAGCCGCGTCCGCTCGTCGCCGTGCAGGCTCTGGACGGCGATAAGGGCGAGGTCGAACGTCGACATCACTTCGGGGAACGGCACGGGACGGCAGAGCACATAGCGGTACGCCTGCTGTGGCATGGGGGGTGACTCCATTCGAGATCGGCCTATCGGCCTACTGGATACCTACGCGAAGCTGATAGCGACTCGCGCGCGAACTAGAGATACTCGTCGAGCCCCGCATCACGGAAGATCTCCCGCAACTGCTCGACGGCCTTGGCCATCGCGCGCCGCGAGAAGCCGAGTTCCGGCCCCACGGAGTTCTGCGTGCCGAACGCGAGCGCCAGCGCGATGGCCCGAAGATCGTCGGGCAGGTGGGCCACGACATGTGCCACGTCACGCTCGAGATCGCGGAGACGCGCCGGGTCGTTGGCCGCCTCGGGCGTCGTTTCGTGCCGCGGGACCACGCGGCCGTCCGCATCGAGCACGGGTTCGTCGAGCGAACACTCCTCGCGGTCCGGCGACCGCTTCTCCGTCGAGCGGTCCCGGATCAGCGTCGCGATTCGCCGTTCAACGACCAGGGCGATGAAGGTGTTCAGCGTCGCCTTCGCCGGGTCGTACTTCGGGAGCCGCTCCAGCAGGTCGAGCCACAGGTCGTGCTCGATGTCCTCCTGGTCATCCCCCGCGAATGCCCGGCGGCGGCTGAGCACCCAAGCCTTGAACCGGATCAGGCGGGCGGCGTAGTCGTTCGGGTGATGCTGATTACGGTCGTCCAT